CTACGAACCCATCCGCACGCTCCGCCGCAGCCCGGCCCGCAATGGGGTCTCGTATCCAATTAACGAGTATTGATCGAGCGCAAACAACACCACACTTTCAAACCCCTTGCCCAGCGCGCTGCGGACTTCCTTCAGCCAGGCCGTGGTCGAATCCCCCACGCCCACCAGATGCGCCCTCTGCGCCGCGGAAAACCCGTGCGCGTCCAGAATCGTTTCTTCGCTCGAATCCAGATTCCGCCCCAACGTAAACCCAAAGCACTCCGTCTTCAACACATCCAGCGACGATGGAGCCCAAGCCCCCGGAAAGTTGAACGCCCGATTGAACGGCTGCGCGTTCACATCCCCCGGCCACAGAACCTCAAACCGGCAGGTCGAGTACGTCGACCGGACAAACGAGATGACCGAATTGGTAAAGCTCCCCAATACTCCCGACAAGTACGTCATCTCGTCCGGATAAGTTGCCGGATTCACAGTGTCGGTCGTGAATACCGTCATCGCGCGCCCGTAAGCCGCAAGGAATCCTGCCTGAGTCCAAGCGTCGTAGAACGGCATCCCTTGATAGTCCACGAATGCCGGATCGCTCGACGGCATTCCGTTCGTAGTGAAATACCACCATTGAACCTCGCCGAATTGCAGGAACGGCTGCAGGCCCGCGGCCGTCTGGATCGCGGCGAGCTCCAAATACGCTTCCTTCCAAAAATCCACACTCGTCGGCGAGAAATTCATCTGCAGCGAAGGTGTCGGCAGTAAGATCGCATCATTTTCCGGCAGCGACGACACCGGCCCTCTCTGCGCGATCCCCGCCGCCACCGAGGGATCCCCGTCTCCGATCTCCATACTGAACGCCGCCGCTCCGTCGATTCCGTAACTATGCAGCGCGGAAAAATAGCTCGCGGTCCAATCCCGAGCCGCGCGATTCAATCGCGGCATCGCGCTCAAGTCCGTCCGCCACTTCCCGTCGACGCCGCCCGTCAGTGACGACCCGCTCGCCGTCGCCTGCCACAGCGTCGCATCCGAAGTCGACGCCGAAACTGTAACCGCGTTCCCCTCGGTTCCCAACATCCGGGCGTAAATCGTCAAAACATTCCCGGATGCCGACCCGCGAAAGCTGATGTACCCTCGATTCAGCTCATCGGCGAATGCCTGAGCCAGCGTGTCCGCCGTGTCACCCATGTGAATCAACTTCGTAAGCGCCAGCCCGGCCACGGTCAGCGTGACGGAATTCGTCACCGAAGGATCCGAGTCTGGTCCCCCCGTAAACGTAACCGTCCCGATCGCATAACTATTCCCATCGCAAAAAAGTTCGTAAAAGCGAAGCGCGCCTATGTAGTGATTCGCCCGGCCCTTAAACCCCAGGGTGTCCATCATCCAGGCCGTGCGTTCGGGTGCGAGAGCTAAGGAATGGTCCGTGTCCCAGTCGGTCGCCAGCGTCAGCCGGGGCTCATCCGGGAAGGTAGGCAACGCCGCCGCCGGCACCGCTGCCTCTACGAAATCAAACCAAAACTCCTCGCCTGACGCTCCCGCATGGGTGGCGGTGATGGTGTGCGTCCCCGCGGCGAACGTTCCCACGCCCAACCGCACCAGCACATCCTCACCCGCCACTGTCAACGCGAACGGCGTCCCTGCCACCGCCGCTCCATCCACCGTGATCCCTACCGACGTCGCATTCGAAGTCCGCCGGCTCCCCAGATACAACGTGTGCGAACTGGGTGACGAATACGTACACGACACCGCATCCCCCGGCGTCTTAGTCAGGTGAATCGTGCCCCCCGAATAGTTTCCCTTCGACATCCCCGTCGTAAGCGACCACCCGCCGCTATACACGGCCTCCACGGAGTGATCCTCGATCCGCCGCGTCCCTGCCCCGGCCACCGCATAATCGCGTCCAGTCCCCGTCACCGTCCAGTTGGAAATCACAGCTTCAAAATCGCTACGTGTGTAGGCGCCGGCTTGCAGGTCCGCCGCATAGGTCCATCGCAGTTTCCGGATCTGCTCCGGATGCACAATCGAATGCAGCGTCGAATAATCCGGATCGATGTACCCCGAAAGCGAGTTAAACGGTATCGTCACCTGCCACGTCGTCGGCGATGTCCCTCCCGTCAAAGTCTGGCCGTCGGAGTCCCAACTAAGCGTCGACGCCCCACCCGTCGCCGACGCCGCGAACGAGTACACGGCCACCCGATTTCCATTCGCCCCCGTGGTCGGCGGATCCGCCAACTCAGCGCCCCCCGTGTAATACACCCGCAAAGTCGAGCCCGTTCGAGTGGCGCGTAGCAGCGGCTGCGTCGCAAACGCCGCCACAATCTGATCCAGCAGATTCGGGATCGTCCCCTCCCATCCGCCCACCGGATACGTCACCTGATTCCCCAAATATCCGATCCCGACAAAATCCCCCGCCGTGATCGTTCCCGACAAAGTGAAATCCGCAAACGCCGTCGCATAGCTCCCCGCAATCGGCGTAGCCAGGCCCTTCAATGGAACCTGATATACCTGCTCCACGCCCGAGGCATCCGGAGCCCACACTCTCAAATACGGCCAGCTGTTGATCCGGAATAAGTCCGAATCCATCGGAATACAATTCGTCCGACTTTCCTGATAACTCAGCGTAAGCCCACTCAAGTCTCCGTCGGGGAGATTTCGCAGCGCCGGATGCTCGTAAACGTTATCGCGATTCCACTCAATCACCGCCCAGTCGAACTGCTGCCGCCAGGTCCCTGACACGGTAAACCCAGCGTCCGAGGTCGAGCTCAACGCCGCGATCGCCGACGGATGGAAGAAGAAGCACTGCAAGTCGTGATTCGGAGTAAGTTTTTGAAGGGTCATGGGTCACAGTCGAATCGTTACCGTCAAATCGCGCCCCGGCAGCGACCCCGTGGCCGTGGGCACTGCCGTAATATCCAAACTCAACAGCCCGCCGCCGGCCAGCGCCGGCAATCCAAACCCGCTCACCACTGGAATCGATACAGTCGTATCCGCCGCAACCGTCAACGTGCAGTAGACCGAACTTCCCACCCGCAATTGCAGCGTCAGATCCCCCAGATGCGGAGCCTCATTCACCGTAGCGAAAATATCCCGCACCGCCAGCGTTGTCTCCACCGTCAAGGGCGGAGCTGCATCCGTTTCGACCGCCAGGTAGCCTTCTACTTGAATCGATAACTGCCCGCCCGACAATGTCCGCAGGCCGTGATCCGCCGTGCTTCCAAACGCCCCCGCCGCCACCGAACCATCTCCGATCGTGTTCGTCATGAACAACTCCGCCGCTCCCACTCGAACGTCCGGTTGAAATATCGAAGATGAAAAACTTCCGTTAGCCGGGCTTCCAAAGAATCCCTTGATGAAGGGCACGATCGTAATCCCGCGTTTCAAGTGATACACCAGAGCCGCCGTAGCCAGGTGTCCCGCTGCCGCGCTGCCATGCGATCCGCGGCTCACCGTATAGACCGTCCCTCCACTCGCGGTCGCCGTAACCTGCAGAATCTCCCCGTCAATCTGGATCAGATCGAACGCCACCGCGGGTCCCGCCCCATTCAGCGTCAAGGTGGTGTCCGTGGAAGAAATGCCACTGGCCAGAAAGAATGTCGTCGGACTGTCCAATTCATCCCAGTAAAAGAGCGATAACGTCCCTGCGGTAATCGTATGAGTGTTCGTCAGCGAAGTGAAGCCGACATCCACCAGCTCAATCGTTCCCTGCCCTGCCAAGTTCAATCCAAAAACCGGTTGCGGAGGAACGTCCGTATCTGTCCCCCCGCTTGACCCTCCGCCGATCTGCCACCGCGTCACTGGATTCAACTCGTACGCGCTCTCTTCGTCGAACACATTCGCCGATCTCCCCGAGATCTCCACCGTCTCCCCCGGCCGGTTCGGCACCACAATCTGCGCCGGAGTCGTCAAGCTCACGCCGCCGACTTTCCACGTACCCTCCGCCACGACGAAGTAGCTCGTCGAGTCCGGCACAACGGTCCACGGTGGAGTCACCGTCAACGTGGTCGCGCTATTCCCGGTGACCAGGCGCTCCTGCGTGGCGCCCTTCCCGCGTGTTATCCGCACCAGAGCGCCCTTGAAATCGTCCGTCAGCATTCCCAGCGTGCTGTTCCCTATCGTCGCTGCCGATTCGATCCCCGCCACAATCTCCGGTTCCAACTCAAAACGCCAATAGAAATTGGCGTGATGGAAGTTCGCATCGGGAGGACCGTTCAATGTAGCAGCCGCGCCAGCGTCTGTGAATGTATTCGAAACACTGACATTCGCCGCGATCCGCAGAAACTCGAACGGATTCGGTCCCCGGTAGACATTAAATGCCGCCGTCCCGCCCGAAAAACTCAGCCCCGTCAATTGGACCGTATTCGTGTTGGTGCCCGAAGGCACCACCGCCCTTACCGCGAACGATAATCCGCTCTCCGTCCCGCTCGCGTCCGCCGCACTCACGGAGTAGTACAACGTCTGCCCGCCCGCCATCGTCCCACCCGTTGTACTCACCAGGGGACTCAATCTCACCAACGGAATATTCGCCCCCGATGCCGCCGGCACGGCGGGAGCATCGAACGCCGCCGTAAGCGTTACGGTAAAGCCGCCGTCCGAAGTGGGTGTCACTGTTTCTGTAATCCCAAACTCCTCAAGCCCGTTCGAATCGAGCACGCTGCCCACCAGCGGCCGGGGCACGCCCGACCCCGCCGAGCTCTGCCGCCGGCCGCCCGCCGCACTCGCCCCGGCCGTCGTATACCAGGCATCGTCGTGCCACTGCGCCGTCACCATCACCGTCTGGTAATTCAGCCCGGGCGCGAGCTTCACCACGCGAAACGGCTGCCTCTCGAACCCTTCCTTCACGTAAGTAACCGTGATCAGATCCCCCGGCGCGATCCCAATCCCTCGCACCGTGGTCTCAAACTCGACGAAACAATTCCCCGAGATCGATTTCGCCAGAGCCAATTCCAGCATCCGGGTCGCTTGGTCGAAATTCGGCAGCCCGACTCCGCGAAATGACGCCGTCACCTCACGTCCCGTTAACAAGGAATCGTCCACGTCCACCAACGACAAACTGTCTTGTTGATACTCGTTGTACTCGTCCTGAAACTCTACCGTCAGCCGATTGGGAACATCTGCTCCATTTTTCGAATACAGTCGAATCGCCGCATCGCCGTTCGCACGCCGTAAAATCCCCGAAAAGCTCGCCGACCCGTCGCTGAATTCGTACGCCGGCCATCCACCGTTCAGAACCGACGTGCTATTGCTGCCATCCGGCTTCGCCGACTGCTGCAACGCCAGGGTATTCTCTATCCGCAGTGTCAACAATCCGGTGTTCCCGTAGCTCAACATCAGCGACGACGCCGCTTCGATCCCCTGAGCGATCTCCGCCGCGCTCTTCCGCGAGTTCACCACCAGGTTGCACTCGAACCGCGGAGTCAATACGGAGTTTCCGTACAAGTCCGTAGTGGAAATCGCCTCGCCACCGTACGCCGCCGCCGCGTTGAAGCTCCTCAGGTCTACGTCTGACGTCAACCACCCTGTCCGCCGCAGCACATCCAGCAACACCCATGCCGGATTATTCGTGAACGCCACACCCGTCGAGACTCCGCTCGAATCAAACTGCTCCAGCTTCATCCCGCGAGCCAGCACCTTCACTCGCGCCAGCGTGGACCCATTGCTGATCCGATTCGGCACCACCACACTGAGGAATGCCATGGTCCCGTAGGGATCGCCCAGCGCATTCCCCGCCGCATCCGTAAAGTTCAGGTTGAACGCACCTGTGCGTGTCCCCGTACTCACCACGTCGTACCAACCCGTCGCGGTCATGTCCGCGCCTGTCACACCCAGCGGGATCTCGACGTCGTTCACCACCACCGTGACCACGCCGTCGATCTCTCCCATCCCCAGCAGCACTTCCATCCGGGTCAGGTTTCCATCGTTGCGCGCGAACACAATCGGAGGTGAACTCCAGGCCGTCCCATATAAGAGCGGTACGAAGTCCGCATAAAGAGCCAGGTTGTCCACTTCCGGGGACAAGTGCGTGCCCTGCTCCCCCAAACTCCTCACCTGAATCTGTGGAGGAACAAACTCGATCCCGCCGAACCTCCGAGTCACATTGCTAGACGCGTCCCGATCGAACATCCCGCGAGCCGTACAGTTCGCGCGAGTATAATCGCAAGTGGTGAACGCCGCCCCACTGTTCAGCGACCCCACCCCGCCGGTCTGATCCGCCGAGTATCCGCATTTATACAGTGGTGAATAGATTCCCTTTGAGCCTCCGGTCAGTGCCTCAGCCCGCTGCGCCGATGTGGAAGGAAACATCCAGGGACACCGTCGCTCTATCCGCACGTCCGGAAGCACGATCCGCGACAAATTCAGGCGGTTGCTGAAAGTGACCTTTAGCCCTGCTTCCGTGATCTCGTCCGCCGTGTTCCCAATCCCTCGGAAGATCACCCGGGCATCCGAGGAAGCCGGAGCCCCTGCCACCAAATCGAAGAATAGAAACTGAATCGTGATCTGTGCTCCACGAAATCCCGTCTCCCGTTCGATCTGCGAAAAGTGTGAATCAGCGTTCGCCAGCATCACTGTGATCTTGGCCGTGTCCGATGATGCGTCCACTTCCAGCAGATTGTGCTTCAGCAACCGTGCCGCGTACGCACTGCCGCCAACTGTCACCGCATGAGTACTCCATCGCTCCGTCGCCCCGGAAGCCAGCACGCAGTCGAACAGAAACATCGGAGTGTACGAAGCAACTTGTTCTTTAAGATCGTCAATGGTCGGCATGGTTTCTGATCCTCACGCACTCACGATCCGAATCACCGCATCGAACACATCCGTGCTCTGCGCCTTCACCGTCAACCCGCTTTCCGCAAATCGAGCATCCGCATACACCCCACCTTGCGTCCCTGTTTTCTTGTAAGCCGACGCCGCAAGTTGAGCTTCCACCTGCAGCCCGAACAAATCCACGGATGCCCCTGCATCCAGTTGTGCCCCGAACGTAACGCTGGTCGTGCTCTGCGTCAGATTCACAGGCAGCGAAATCCTCTGCCAGACGGTGTTCAGTGAAAATGTCTTGGCCGAACTCCCTCCGGTCGTCGACGCCGTCAAGGTCACGTTTGACCCGCCGATCGTCTTAGCCCAAACGCTTAAGCAGTATTGGAAATCCCCAGGCACCGTCAGCACTTGCGCCACCGCCTGTGTTGTACTCCCTCCATTAATGGCTCGTGTAGCCCGCATCGTTCCCAACGGATCGCCAATCCCCGTGGTCAGCCCCACTAGGGGGCCATTCGTCCATGCCCCTGCGCTCAATAACTCGCTATCGGCCAACAGATTTCCCACGGGATCCAGGAACGTGAACGTCTGCCACCGCCCCGCCACAGCCTGAAACAGAGTGTCAATGGCGCCCCACTCCCCCGCGCTCAATCCCATCGCCCTTAGTTCCCACTCCGTCACAGCCGCGTCCGGATCGCTATAGACCACGGCGCTCCCGTCCGCCAGTGTATTCACCACCGTTCGGAGATTTGTGTTCCGCGAGACCGGATACACGGCGCTCGCGCCCGTTGATAGTTGGGGAAACACCCACATCGCTAGCGGTTCTCCTTCACAATCACCTGCGTCGCACTCTTCATCGGACCCTCAAACCGCGCGGCCAGCGTATCGCTCGCGAAACTACAATTCACGTGTGCCGTCCCATCGAACGGATCGGTGAAAGAGAAAGTTCCCGCTCGTCCTTCCGCGCTCCCAAAGAACTCTTTCAAAATTTCCATCTCCGCCTCGTCCAACAAATCCAACCGGATGGTCCACTGCCGCAGCGCCGCCCCGAACCCCGGAAATCTCTGTTCGCTCCCGTCCAGGAACCGGAACACCCGCGTCGAGAACGACCGCGTCCGGTCCGACGGGTATTGCGCAATCGCGCCCGTTTTCAATACCGGGAAATTCGCCATCTCAAACCTCCCGGATCACATCGTTCAGCACGCTCGTCTCGAGCATGGCTTGCCGGACCGCCATCGCGATGTCATTGCTGTGATCAAGAAATGACTGGCTGTCCATCGCTTGTACCTGCACCGTAATCTGCGGTGAGGACGCCGCGGGCGGTTGGGAGACCCTCGGCTGTCCTCCCGCTGTGAAGTCCGTCCCGGCCGCCTGGGTAGGTGCTCCGGCCAGGACACCCGCGCCCACGGCAATCGAAGACGGCAACACAAACGCTGCCGGAGCTTGTGCCTGGCTGCTGCTCCCGCCGGCAAACAACCCCAGCAATCCCGATATCAGCGGGCTTACCCCAAGCCCCAAACCCAGCGCGCTCTCCAGAGTGCTTTCCACTTTGCTCGCCGTCGACGGAGCGCTCTGTCCGGCCTGCGTCGTGTTTTGGGCCACAGCCAGCGTATTGGCCTGAATTGTTTCTGTCTCCGCCTGGCTTACCGCCTGCAGTTGTTGCAACTGTTGCGCGAGCTGACCCAGTTGGTCCGCCGCCCCCCCGCCGCTTGCAGGCAGCGCTGCCGCCGCCACCTGCGCCACCGACCCTGGAGACCCGAATACATTCGGATCCAGCAATGTCTTCACCATCGACGTGTTAGCCATTTGTCTCCGCCCGCATCTCCTTTTCTAAAATCACAAAAGCATCCGCCTCTCGCGCCGTCATCTCATCCGCGCCGCCGATCCTCCTCGCGAAGAACCGTTCCACCAATTCCACGCTGGCCGGCGTCACCACCGACGTCGGACATTCCTCCGTCGCCACCGTCCCTCCAGCCCACACCACCCGCCGCGGTCCCCGCCGCTCTTCCGGCAGAAACCCGCACCGCCGCCGAGCCTCCAGGCCCTGCTGTCTGCACTGCTCGCATCTCCACCCAGCCTGCGATCCTCGAAGAAAATGGAATGCGACCCTCAGTTTTTTCTTTCTTGCTCCGTCAGCCCGCACTCCACTCGAATACGCGCCAATATTTCCGTAGCCAAATCGAGCGGCCCCCGATCGATCGTCAGCTCCGGAGTCGCCGCTTCCCCATCGATCTCCAACCCCTCCACCGCCTCGAGACCCCACTCGAGATACGCCCGATCGATTTCCCCTTGCAGCACCGCCGCGTCCAGTTTGTCGCGTACATCACCTGCTGCTTCCAAAAACTCCAGCTTCCGCCCGATCTCCCGAATCCTTCGCGACAGCTCGATCCGCCGCCCCAGCGACATCCGCACGATTCGGTACCGCACGCCCTCATGCTTCTCGGAGTCACACCAAACCGAGCTCTCATGCCCACCCGTGATCGGCAGCTCGCCCTTAACCAAATGCAATGTAGAGCTCGTCATTGACCGTCCCCTCCGCTCTGCTGTTCTGAAATTTCCACTGCAACCGCGTCTCGCTATCGTCGAACTCCGGAACCTCCGGAATCATTGCCGGCATGTAAGCCCCGAACAATTGAGTCGCCGCCTCGCCGAGTTGCAACATCACTCCGATCGGTGATCGTTGCCGGGCTGCCTGATACAATCCCGCGGTTTGCGCATCCACCGCCTCGAACAAACTGAAGTTCAGCGACACGTTCCGCTCCCCGGCCGTGATACATCGTGGAAGATCGTTGCCGAATTCGTGCAGCCGCAGCGCGATATTGTTCGCCAGGTTCAACTCCGCCGCCGTGATCGTGAAGAACCGGTCCGGAGTCGATCCCATCCACACTTGCCCCAAATGGCCCGGCACAATCGTGTAGTCGAAGCCTGCCGTCGAGGGCTCCGCGGGATACGCCGATAACCCTCCGTCCCCGCTATTGAAGCTCGCGCTGTCCAACAGATCCCGAGCCGGCCCGCTGAAGTCGAACTCCTGAAAATCCCCGTTAACCTTCACGGTCATCTTGTCCATCGCCGCGCTCTCCACGATTCGCTGCACCGCCCCGCTCGGGTCCCAGTAGTCGTAGACACTGACGCTCGACAAATCGTCCGCCAGCCCGTAGGTGATCGTAGCCCCGACCGCGGCCCCCGTCGTCGGCGTTACGGTAAACGGCGCATTGATGAAGACAGTAGTGCTATTCGCGACCGCCGTGACAAACCGCATTTCGCCGCCCGAGGTGATCGCCTGGCCGGAAGCCAACCCATGTTCCGCCTGGAATTGGATCTCCGTCTGGCTCGTCACCGTCTGCACCGTGGCACCCGAAAACAACACCGGCGCGGCACCCAGCGCCCCCTGAAACAGTGGCCCCTGCGACGGCGCAGCCAGTTGATTGGTCCACTCTGTCATGAACGTGTTCAACTCGAATGTTGTGGTCTTCCGAATCTGGTTCGGCAGCCCCTGAAACGTGCGGCTTCCCGTCTTGTCCCGGCGGGCAGTCGCAACCGGAACCTGTTTGGCTCCCAGCTTCACCAACGGGATTCGGTTCTGCCCGGTAACGGAGGCAACCTGCCCGTAAGCACTCTCCAGCGCTACATACACGCGCTCATTGTTCGACGAAATATAACAGGACATGGCTACTCCGAGAAATCCACTTCGAAACTCACCTTGGCGATTTGCAGATAGTTCCTGCCGCCGTGTTGAACGGGGTCGAAACTCACCTCGTACCCGCCCGTATAAAACGCACCCTCACCCCAGCTCCCGCGATTCGCGTCCAGCACCTGTGTCACCCCATCTACATACAGCCGCAGTTGCTCTTCAATCCCCTCGATCCTGTCTTGCGAGACCCGCACCTCCGTGACCGTCCGCACTTTTCCCGAAAAGTTCCGGAATTTCTCCGTCAGCAGATTCCGCACCCGGTCCGTGTACACGTGCAGCACCGGATAGTGCACCGCCGATCCCTTCTCCGCCAGCGCGAACGGCACATTCTGACTCACGATGTGCGCCGGCGGAATCGGAGCCAGCGCCACGCCGGTATCGCTCGCAATCTGAGCCACCGCCGCCCCGATTCCGGTCGCCGGCATCGCCAAAAACGTCACCATCTTCCGAGCCGCCACACTTCCCGTGCTCGCCATAACCTACCCTCGCCTCATCATCGGTCCGCCGACCACGTAATAATCCGCCGACTGCCCCATCCCTGGCGCCCGCCCTGCGGCCACGCCTGTCGTCGCCAGAGTGAAGCTCTGTCCCACCGGCACAGGAGTCGCGGTCTGCAACGCCATCGAATCCGGGCTCAATCCCACATACACGTTGAACCCCGTTGCCAACGCCGGAGGATTTACCGCCGTCACCACCGGCAAACTCCCCACCGGGGAATCAAACGTCGTCACATCGCTGGGCGCACCCTCTTGCCCCGACGGCGACACCCAACTCACCTGCACGTAATAAATCGTCTCCAACAATAGCCCCGCCACGAACGTAAACGTTGGCGGTACCGCCTTCGGAATCGGAGTTAACGCCAGACCGATCCCGAACCGGAACGTATGCTCGCGAGCGTCCTTCGACAAGCGGTGATATTCCTGGAATTTCGCATGATATCGATCGTTCAGCTGATTATTGAACGCATCCCGATATACCGTCTCCAGCGTGTGCACCGCGTGCCACCGCCTCATGGGCGCCGACACCACCACGTCCGAGACGCCGAGCGTCCGCCGAACCGTCGACTGCGGATCGGAAGCCCGGGTATGATCGAGGAGCACATCGAGCACCTCCTCCGAAATCTCCTCAAGTGCCAGATCCAGTTTGGCAGCCAATTCGATGCGCTCCGTGTTCGCGACGTCCAGAATTGCCGCCTCGTACACCTTGAGCGCTTCGTCGTCGTTGGGAACTCCGTCAGTCAGTAGCATCTTCGCCCCTTACTGTTTCTTCCCAGGCCGCGCCGGATTGGCGGAGGGTATCGGTACTTCCACTGGCTTCTCCACCGGAGCGTCTTGCGCCGCCTTCCAGGCCTTCTCCACACCGTCGCGAAACAGGGCGCTCTTCTCCGGATTCGCTAGATCCGCCCGCTCATCCGCCACCATTCGCGCGGCTAGTTCGCGCGGAACGTCCGTCAATACTCCCGGCTTCCCGCCGTCCGGCGTTGCCCGGCTCACCAGTACCACGAACGGCTCAGTGATCTCGGCTTCAATCTTGCGAAGTTTTTGGTAGTAAACGCGCAGATCCATTTATGTTTTGGAGGGCGCCGACGCCAGCTCGGCCGCGCGCCCTCCAGCTCCTTAGCTATTGACTTGGACTCCGAACCCGTTCCGTAGTACGCCCGTGCCGTACAACACGTCCACCGTGAATTGTTGTGCCAGCGTGTTCGGCTGGTAGCTCATCGTCACCCGCATGCCGAAATTGCCCAACTCCGCGTACTCCGCGATCGCGCCCGTTCCCGGCAGCGGCTGCGGCAGACGCCGAACTACCAGTCCGATCGCATCTCGCCCGAAAGCCAAGTTATGCGTCGTCACCGGACTGCTGCCCGTCTTCGCGACGAACTGCGACCGGAAGATGTAGAAGTCTTTCATCTTGCCGACCGCCCCATCCACCAGGGCGCGCAATCCCGCTTCACCCGCCGTGTTGAATTCGCTAAATCGCGGAATCTGGCGCAGCGTCGAGTATGTCCCTGAATCCACGATCAGGTATTTCGCGGCGCTCGCAGGCAGCTTCGCGGAGAACAGAGAGGCTTCCGCGGAATCTACCACCGCTTCGGTAATCGGTGCCCCCCCCGTACCCACCGCCGTATTAGAGGTGAAGCCGGGATACAGCCCCAACAGGTCGGACTCAATCCGTTCCGCCAGCGCCACTACCGCGGGCTGCATATACAGCCGCAGCAGATCCGGGACTGCGAGAACCTTTGTCACATCCGGAATCTGGAACGACGCTTCCGCGTGCGTGTTCAGCACGATCTGGGCATTGCCCAGGTTCGGATTTTGAAGCTGAACCGTGCTGCCTTCTGCAATGTTGTTCGCCACCAGGGTCGGCGGAATCGGCACGTTGATCGTGTCGCCGGCCTGCGCCAGAGACGGCTCGTAATCGCGATTGACCAGGTTCCCCATCACCAGGTTCCCCATCAGTGCCGGCAGTGCATCCGCTGCCACCAACTTGACAATCGCAGTCGCCACATTTGCTGATGTAATTGTTGCCATTTCTTCTCCTTTTGCCTTACTTCTGTTACATTCCCCGCAGCGTCTGCGACGCCACCTTCGCGATCTCTTTCCTCACCCGCTCCTTGTCTTCCTCGCTCATTCCCGGACGGATCTGGTCCACATCAATCGCCCCTCCTCCTGAAATCCTCTGGCCCGCCGTCGCGCCGGACCCTCCCGCTAGCCGCGCCGGCAGCAGTTCCGGGTTCTCCCACACGAATCGCGTGAGAAAATCCCGCATTTCCGCGGTGTCCGGACCGATTTCATCCTTCACCGCCTTGTACGCCAGGTCGACCTTCGCCACGCCCAGCTTTTGCAGCTCCGCTCGAATTGCCGCACTACGTTCGGCTTCCTCGGCTTTGGCCCGAGCGCGCTCGTTCTCCGCCACAAGTTCGTTCACTCGGGTCTCCAGCCGTTCCCGCCTCCGCCGCTCCTCCACCAGTTCCGCTTTGTAGGCGGGCTCGGCTTTGCTTTGCTCCGCCTTCACGAACTCCTTAATCACCGCTTGGACAATGCCTTGAATGTCGGTAGCTTCCGCCATCTCGATCTCCTTATTGAATTCCTGCCGCCTCAATCTCGGCGACAATTCGATCCTTGACTTCCTGCCGCGTGTCGCTCAAGTATTTAAGCGACAATTTCTTGAATACTTCCTTCTTTAACGTGGGCGAATCGACCCCCAGCGCCAGCAGCTGCTTTGCGTCGTCCAACTCCGTCGAGAACTCGGAAATATCGAACTCGTCCATCCCCGTCACTCCGATTTCCAGTCCATCTTCGCGAGCCCCCTCGATCGCCCGCAGAACTCTGCGCATCTGGTCCTTCACCGCATCGCCGTACGCCCGCAACACCTCCTGCGTGATCGAGAAATCCATCTGCTTCGCGAGCCCCGATTGCCGGCCGCCCTTGTCCAGCGAGCCGCCCGCTTGCGGCAGGTAACAGACCCGATAGATTTCCTCTTGCAGTTGGCTCAAGTTATCCGCCGCAATTTGGTACACCTTGCCCTCCGGCTCCGTCCAGCCGAATTTGTCTCCGGGAGCCAGTTGGATGTAGTAGCTCTCGCCCACCATCTGGCTCCACTCCCGATCGGAATAGACCACCGGCATGGCGAACAGCCCCATCGTGAGCGCCCAACTCAGTGCGTTTGACTTGTTGAAATGCTCCAGTTGCAGTGACCCGGCGCGATTCAGCATCCACAACCCTTCGGGCATCCGCATCGAGAACAGCGGAACCTGCCCCAAGCGCGCCAGCGCGTGCGTTCCCTCGTCAATCAGCGTGACTGCGTCCTTGAGCCCTGTCTCCCGAGTGCTCGTGTAAATCCGGTAGGTCTCTTTGTCGTAGTACGACCACCGCGTCTCCAGCCGCCACTCGTCGTCCTCCACGCGGTCCTTCTTAAGAGATCGCGTTCGAATCACTACCCATTCGAAATTCCCTCCGGAATCGAGACTCCAGTTGATGACGTCGTCGGCCGCGTAGTCCACCAAGTAAGCGCGAGATGCGCCCAGCGCATCTTCCTCTCCTCGCGTCCCGGCCTTCAACGCGACCTTCGGAAAATCCACCAGTACGTATCCTCCGCCGGTTATCATGCTTTCGGTAAATACGCGACGAAAGAACTCATTGAAATGGGTGCCGCGCCGGTCGGCGTCCTCCACCAGGGCAGAGTAGAACGCCCTCCCGGAATCGTTGGTCCCCTCAAAGGCCAGAATTGGCTCGCGGCGAAACAGGGTCGAGGAGTACCAGTCGACAATCGAGCCAATGTAATTCTCGTAAAACACCCGGCTGAGCCGTTCCGAGTACACATCGCCCGGCTCTCTCTGACGGCGGATCAGGTAGTCCTGCGCGTGGATCTGCATCTGGTCGCCGCCCACGTATAAGTCGCGATACTTCTTCCAGGTTCGCTTGCGCGCCGCGTATTCCGGATGCTCACGGTCGATGTCAAACATAACTAGACCAACCTCCGATTCCGTTCCAGGGACCCCCGGGGCCTTGAGAATTCCTGCCATACCAGGTACCCGAGCGCGTCCGAAAGGTGCGTTCGCCGTGAATCTCTGTCTTTGTCCACCACCTGGCTGTTCTCCTTGTAAGTAACTTGTTCGAAATCCTTGATCAATTCATGACAACGGTCACTCACCACAACGGACCGCGTCCCGTCCGCGGAAGTCAGCCTCGAATTCAGCAGCGTAATCCGTTCCCGCACGGGAGGATTCGACGGGGGAATCTTGAACTTCGCCTCTCCGTACTCGCCGCTTCGAAAGAACTCCGTGAGCACCCAGTGGTCTGAGGGCCCGGCGGTCTGAGCATGCGCACCAGCGGCGTCTGCATACACCACAAGTCCCGCCGCGTGCCTCGGATACCGGCGCGCGAACTCTTCGCAAGCCTGCTGCGTCGTCACGCGGCTCAACACAATCTCGTCCATAACGTGCACCTTACCCTTCTCGATCTGCGCAATCACCGAGCACATTGGGTCCCAGTTAAAGTCCAACGCCCAGAGCAGCGGGAGCCGGCCCGTCATCCTGACCTCCGCGACATGCAACGACCGCTCGAAGCCGTAGTACACGCGCCCTGCGTTCTGGCTCAGGTACTGCCCGAGGGCTTCCTGCTCGTAGAACCGCGCATCATAGCTGGACTGCAATCTGCTGTAATAATCCGGAATCTTTTCTAAAAGAAACCGATTTTCGAACGGCGCGGCCACCACTGTTTCGTATCCCTCCACTTTTCGTCCTAAGAATCTTTCGTGCACCCAATCAAATCCCTTCGGTGTCCAGACCGCGAACCCGCACAAACGGGAAGCCTTCGGATCCCGCAGCCGTCCTTCCAGCCGGAGCCACGCCTGCTCCGACGTGTACGTCAATTCGTCCAGCCCGAACCACGCCAGATTGCTCCCGCGCAGGCGTTCGAATTCCTCTACCGCACGGAACAGAATCTTCGACCGCGTCTCTCGAATCACCAGTAGATTCTCCGCCCGGTTGAATTCGAACCCGATCTTGTTCTGCTCCAGCACTTCCATTAATGCCGCCGCGGTGGCGTCCCGCAGCATCGGATATGTAGGCGCTCCGATCAGCCCCATCCGCCCCGGATTCAGATAGCTCAGCTTGATCGCTTCGTGGCACAGTGCCTGGCTCTTGCCCGATCCAATCGGACCCGAGAATCCCTTGAACCGCGCCGTCGATTCGTGAAACCGTCGCTGCGAAGGCAGCGGATGGTAAGCGATGTTCCGCTCTAGGATTTCGCGTCGTTGTCCGTCTCCTTCTCTGTCTCCGGTTCCACCCATCTCACTGTGATCTCCTTCGGCTCCTCCAACTCCAGTTCTCTCTGGAGCTGTACCAGGCGGATATAGTCCGCCAGGGAAGCCTTGACATCGCCTTCACCGAGCTTCTGCTCGACTTTTTCGATTAAGTCTTCAACAATCTCTGCTTTGTTCTTTTTTTTTCGTCGTTCTTCACGCCCGAAGGTTAAACCATGGCGCAA